CCGCCTGGGTGGCAATGAGGTGGGCTGCCATTTGCGTGTAAGGGCCGACGACCAGGGTGTCAGCTTGCGCGACATAGGCGGCGCAGGCCTGCTCAGAAGCTACCGATTCGTTGCGAGAATGGAGCGCCGCGTTGGCCGCCGTGCGTGCCACATCGGCCTGGGCGCGTGCTGTGGTGGCCGAGACCTGGGCGCGATCTGCCGAGGTGGTGCTCAGCGTGCCGCCGGCCAGGGCCACACCCGCCATGACTTCACCCACCCGCGTTTCCACCCGAGCGAGGAATTCCAGATCGGCGGCGGTATCGGCGCTGGTGGCTGAGGAATTGGCGGAAACTGCAGAGGCCACAGCGCTGGCTTGGGACTGAGCAGCAGATGCGGCGGCACGCCCCTCCGATTGGCCCGCTGCCCATTCGGACTGCCAGGCGGATTCGGCACGTTCGGTGGCTTGGGTTTCAGATGCCTGAGCCGCTTGTTCGGAGGCCAGCGCACGGGCGGCGCTGTCGGAAGCCGCTGTCGCAGAAGCCCCCGCATTGGTTTCGGACGTGGCCGCACGACTGGCCGAGCCAGAGGCAGCGCCGGCCTGCTGGGTAGCCGTACTGGCCGACGCCTCCGACTGACTGGCCGCCGTTTGGGCACGCGCGAGCAAGTTGCCCGCTGCCTGGTTGATCTCAGCATCCTTGTCGGCGATCAGCTTGGCCGGTGATCGCACAGCGCCGCGTTCAGTCTGGACCTGAGCGCTGGCATCGCCATGCGCCCAGTTGTGCACCAGGCCGCTGTCGGTCTCCAGTTGCGTGACCGAGCGCAGCAGTTGGTCTTTGATCGACATGCTCGTTCCTTCAGAAATACGGTGGTGTGCCCGGCACGGTGGGTGCGCCCATCTGTTCGTGCAGCCAGCGGTGCAGCCGGTCGGCCAGGGCCATCTCGGCATCGCCATAAACGCTGGCAGCTTCCAGCTCCTCGGCGGTCAGACGCTGCAGGTTGCGGATTTCCAGTTGCGCAGCCACTCGCCAGCGGCGGGCTGGCTGCAGTTCGGCCTGCCAGGGGGCCAGGAATCGGGCTTCGACCGCCTGGACATCGAGTGGCACGGCCAGGGGCAGCACAAACCACTGCTCGCCCAGCCGGGTGTTCAGGGCCCACCAGGCGTCGAACACCGCAAACTGAAATTCCGAGAAGCGCCACTCGGCCTGCACCTGGTAGTGGGCGGTGAGCGAGCGCAGCCGGTGACGGGCCGCGCCGGTTTCCATCTCGGTGCGCAAAAGGCTCGGCCGGGGCGATAGGCTGTAGCCCTCCACGCGGGGGGGTGGCAGGGTCTCCGGCCAGACGGACAGGTTGTTCACCGTGGTCATCGCACCGCCCCCATGGCCGGGTTGAGGCCATAGCGGCGCTCCAGCGTCGGCGCAATGCCGGTGCCTTGACTGATGGCGCGTGCCATACGGCCTTCGATCTGCTCGATGAACACATCCAGGCGCAGACCGCCATCGGGTTGGCGTTGCTGCTCGATTCGGGCGTCTACCCCGTTGGCCTTATTGACCACGTTGACCTTCACGTTCACCGCCGGTGGCTGCCTCGCCGACAAAGCCCCGCCCAGCGCACGCATCTGCCCGCGGGTGAAGACGCCCTCGCCCTCCTGGGCGATGATGGGCACCTCACCTTGGACGATGCCGCCGGTGTGGAAACGCGGGGCGTTCGTGAACAGGGCCGGATTGACGGAGCGTGTGACCAGGGCATCAGCACCGATCACGCCGCCGCTGTGCGCGACGTTGGCCATGGTGCCCATCAAGTAGCTGCTGCCGGCGGGGAAGGCAGAACCTGCTGCACCACCGCCCATGCCAGGAATGACACTGCCCAGCCAGTTGGCCAGCGGCAAGGTGATGGCGCGTTGGATCTGGATGCGCACCAGGTCGGCAACGATGGAGTCGGCCAGGCTGCGGAAGTCCAGCTTGCCAGTCATCACAAAGCGGGTGAGCGCTTCTTCCATCGAGCGAAAGGCATTCACCGTGACCTGCTGGGCACGCTTGGCCGCGTCAGTCGCGTCGTCGATGTAGGACTTCAAGGCCGACTTGGCACCGTATTCGAAGCTGCGCTGGTAGTCGGCATTGGCACGCACCAGGTCTTCGACGATGGGCAACTGCCGGGCCAAGGCGTCGTTGATGGCTTCCAGCGTCTGCACGCGCAGGCCGGCGTCCTCGAGTTGGTTGGCTTCCTTGCGGGCTGCAGCGGCGGCTTTTTCCAAGTCGGTGCGGGCTTGCAGGACTGCGCGCTCGGTGTCATTCAGGTCCAGCATTTCGCGCTGCAATTGCAGGGCTTCGATGCGTTGGCGATTGCTGCCGATCAGGCCTTCGGTGATCTTGCGCGAAGCCGCCTCTTCCTTCTCATAGGCATCGAAGGCTTTGTTCGCCTCCTTTTGACGCTCGATGGCTTCGAGCACCTGGATGTACTGCTCGGCCTCGGTGGCCACGCCCTTGTAGCCCTTGGCTTCGATTTGCAGGGCACGAGCGCGCAGCTCGGCCGCTTCGCCTTCCTGGGTGCGGGTGAGGCGCGAGCGCAACTGGTTCAGGAACGCTTCGCCTTCGTTGAGTTTCTCGGCGGGCTTGGGCTTCTCGAAGCCGGAGAGGTCCAGCACCGGGCGGGGCTTGCGCGGCAAGGTGGGCAGCAGCTTGTCGTAGATGGCCTGGACTTCCTTAGCCTGCGCCTCGGTGTCCAGCACGAACTTCTGACCCATGACGCGCACCGTGCGGCGCTGCTCATCAAAGAATTTCTGTACCCGGTCCACATAGCCAGGGTTCTGGTTGATGTTGAAGAGCCGGTCGTTGGCGGCGCGCACATAGTTGTCACGGGAACCCTGCAACTTGGCAATCTCGGCATCGATGACCTTGGGGTCGTAGCCCATGGACTTCATCGATCGCAGCAGGTCCGTCTTGAACCAGGTCTCGATGTCCTTGCCCACCACCGACAGGCTGTCAAAGGGTTGGGCGATCACGCGCTTGGCCAGCACCGCCGATTCGGCAATGAAGGCCAGGCCCGAGGCGACCGATTCCAGGAAAGCGAGCGTGGCCTCCCGGTTGGCGGTGATGCGCTGTAACTCGTTGCTGAAGCTGCCCGTCTCGCCTTGGGCCAGGATCACCTGCTCAGTGAAGTCGGCCAGTACCGGGATGACGGCGGCACCGATCTGGCGTTGCACGCCCTCAAAGATGGCTGAGAGGCGAGTGAGGTTGTCATTGAAGACCTCGGACGCCCGGGCCACGTCTTCGGACATGACCAGGCCCAGCCGCTGGGCTTCTTCCATCAAGGCCGTGATGCCTTCGCGTCCTTGGTTCAGGAACGGGATGATGGACAGGCCTTCCTTGCCAAACAGCTTCACCGCCAAGGCTGCCTTGTCCGCGCCATCGGGCATGGCAGAGAACTTGTCTGCGAGATCCAGCAAAACTTGTTCCGTGGGTCGGATCTGTCCATTCACATCGGTGGCCGACACCCCCAGGGCTTTGAGCGCGGCGCTGCCTTCTACGCCATTGATCTGGGTGTCGAACATGGCGACCGACAGCTTTTGCAGGGCCTTGGTCAGGCCTTCGGTGCTGACATCCGACAGCTTGGCGGCGTAATCGAGCGCGGTCAGGGCCTCGACCGACACCCCGGTCTTTTGCGAGAGCTTGAAGAACTCGTCGCCCACACGCGCCACCGGCATCACCAGGGCGGTGATACCCACACCCAGCGCGGCGATGCTGGCTCCGGCGAGCAGTCCCGCGGGGCCCAGCTTGCCCAGGACCGAGCCCAACATGCCGAGCCGGTCGGTGGCGGCCTGCAGTTGGAATTTGGCGTCATTAGCCGCACTGGACAGGAGCTTCAGGCCACTGGATGCGGGGGTGGCTGCCGCCTCGATCTTTTTGAGCGAGCGCTCCCCCTTCTCGCCGATCTCCGACAGCTCGGCCTTGACCTTGCCGCCGTCGACCACGGACAGACGGATGGAGAGGTTGCGTTCAGCCATGGGGAAATCCAGTCGTCGTGTGAATCGTTGGTCTATTCGTCTTGTTGCAGGGTGCTCATCAGACCCGCCTCGACCGCCGGGAAGAGATCAATGGCCGTTGCTTTGTCCAGGCCCGTGCTCTCGCAGGCCAGCATCCATGCGTTGAGATCCAGTCCCACCACGCGGCCCTGGGCCATGCGCAACTGGCTTGCACAGACTTCAATCGCACTGGCGGCTTGCCAGCCATCCAGGCTTTGGGGCGCGTTCATGGTGTACGGACACTCGGGGCACGGATCGGGGCAGGCGCTGCAGTAAGCAGGCCCACCACCGAAGTGCCACGCGGTGCGGGCCTTCAGACGTTTTTTTCGGAGTCCAGTGCGTAGAGCCCGGCGAGGTATTCACGCTCGAAGGCATCGGCCAGCAGCCAGTGCTCCATCAGGGCGGCCACCCCATCGGGGGTGACGGCGGCCGGTTTGCCCTTGTCATCGGCAACGCCTTCCCAGGCGAGCACGGCCAGCTTGGCCAGTTCGGTGATGAGGGTCGCAGTACGCTCACCCGCCGCAGCGGTATCGGTACCGGCCACTTTGGAGGCGGCATGGCGCGCGGCCATCACCAAGGCAGTCGTTGCGGGGCGGACCTGCAGGCGCACGCCTGCGGCGAGCGTGATCCAGTGCGGTTCACGCGAGATGTTCAGTTTGATCATGGAAATGTCCTGGGTAATAGTCAGTACGTGATCACGTCGTTGACCAGTTCGACGGTGAGCATTCGCGCCACACCAACGGCCTTGGCGGCTTGCCACTCGAAGGTGGCCTGGATACCACCCGGTCCCGAGATGGAGAGCTTGGGCTTGGGCAAATAGACCTCATGCGCGATGAAGGTCAGGCGCCGCTCGGCGTCGATCGCGTAGCCGAAGGTCAATTCCAGCGGCGTGTTGTTGGTGGCGGCATCGATCAGCGTGGTGTCGGCAAAGCGGACTTCCAGATTGCCGGTAAGGCTTGCCACCGTGGGGTCAGCGCCATCGATCTTGCCGTCGGAGCGGATGGTCTCGATGCGTTCCAGGTTGTTGGAGTAGGTCAGCTGGGCCGAGACCACGTTGCCAAGTGCCGCACCGCCCTGCTTAATGGAGCCTTGGAACTGGTTGAAGCGAATCAGGTCGCGGCTGGCCGGGGTGGCATCGAGCGTGGCAGCCTGCTTGGCTTCGCCCTGGGCGATCAAGCCCACGGTGGCATTCGCTGCGCCGGAGCGGGCAAAGCCCACCTGCAGACTGTTGACCATGACGCCGGACGCTACAAACCAAGCCGGGATATCCGGCAGACCCGTTTCCAGCGTCAGGCTGGGCAGGCTGGGCTTGCCGGAGGTGAAGGTGTGCGTGACCACACCAGCGCCGTTGGTAGTGGCATCGCCCAGCAGGGCTTTGAGCCAGATGCCGATGTTGCGCACATCGATGGGCACGACGATGTCACCTTCGACCTTGATCACGTCGCGGATCGGGGCGCTGGGGTCGCGGCCGAGCCCAATCAGGTCGTTGGCAATCAGCCCCTGTTCAGAGCCGAGGGTGGTGGAGACGAAAGGCAGCTTCCAGTAGTCGCCCACTGGGTTGCTGCCGTAGGTGGTTTCGAACGCGGCCAAGAGGCTGGCGTTCGCGCCATAGGCACGGGCCATGATGACTCCTTACGGTAATGGGTGTGAATGGGTGTAGAAATGGACTTCGACGGATCAGTTCGGCGGCGTCAGTGCAAAGGACCTGGGCTGCTGTAATGCAAGACCACAGGCAGCAGGCAGGCCTTGATGCCACTGGTCCCATCGGGGGCCAGTTCGTCGAACTTTGGCGGACCGAGTTCGGCGTACTCGACCTGGCCGCCGAGGGTTCGGTCCATGTCGATCAGGGTGGCTAGCTCGACCAGCAGGCCGTCCATGCGCGCATCGCGTGCACTGGCATCTGGATCGGCCACGAAGAGTTCGATGGCCACCTGGTGCTGCCAGTGGTAAGTCAGCGGTGAAAGCGAGACCTCGGGTTCGCCCATCTCACCGTCACGCAGGATGGCCATGGCGTGGTCGGCGAGGCGCTCAGGCAGCGCCACATTGCGTTTGACCGTGGCACCGAGTGTTAAATGGCCGACTACGTCGAACAGTGCGCCGATGGCGTTTTCTCTTTGGCTCATGACGCTGCCCCTTTGCGGTCGGCTTCATCGAAACGGTTGGCGATGCGGTTGGCCAGGTTGCTGATCCAACGGCGCGAACTGCTGTCGATGTCGAATTTCTTTTTCAGGGTCACTTGGGGTACCAGCAGGAACATCGGGACTGTCACCAGCCCTCGGCCAGTGGCCTGAGCCTTTTGCGAGGCGGCGGAGAATCCACCGCGTTGGCCTTGGCGGGCGCGCTGGTTTTCTGCGACGAGGAGCGACGGTTGACCCCGGCGGTAGACAAAACGCAGGCGCTGGCCGCGCATCCGCTCCCACAGGCCCGGCGTCATGCGTTTGCCGCGTGGGCCCTTGCCGGCAGCCAGCAGTGGGATCGCCAGCCAGAAGCCGTCTTTGGAGCGGATGGTGGCGCCCTGGTCATGCGCGCCGACGATGACGGGCGCCCGGCTGTAGACCAGGCCTGCTGCCTTGATGCTCATCTGCCCCTTGGGGTAGACCTCGCCACGCCAGGTGTTGGCCAGCCGCTGGCCCAGGCCGGCACCGGTGATCTGGTTGCGCAACTCGGTCTTCAGCCCATCGGTGGCCTCGCGGATGGAATGCGTCACCGCCTGTTCGGCAATGCGCACTTCATCTGCAAGCATCTGATCCAGATTGCCGGTGAGTGCCGCCATGAGCTTCACAGCGGTGCTCCGGTCAGCGTCCAGATCAGCCTGTCTCGATCTGCCAATGGCTCACCCACTACCTGGTAGGCCTGGCCAGCAGCCGTGAAGCGCTCACCCTCGCGGGGTGAGGCCACGTCGCGGGCCATGACGTCAAAGCGGTGAGTGGCCACCACCAGCCGGGTGTCGCCGAAGGACTCGACGACATCGGCCTGCTTGGCGATGAACCGTGCAGCGATCTCGCGACCATCGGCCAGCCGGTAGGTGCCGGGCACCCCCAGCCGGGCAAACAGGCGCGAGACTGCGCGCTCGAAAGCGTGCTGCATCGCAGTGGTTACACCGAAGTGAGTTTGATCAGCACGCCTGGGCGGTGGCACATGGGCAGCGGGTTGCTCTGCGTGTGCAGGTCAGTGCCACGGTCGAACTGGCGCGGCGCCTGCTTGGCGTACAGCGACTGGCCCAGCGTGTTGACCGTCTCGTTGAAGTCGGCCGGGGCAAAGTAGGTGCCGAAGGTGTCGACCGTGCCGAGCGGAAAGGCATGGGCCTCGCCTGCCGCAATGAAGCGACGGGTGCCGAGATCCCCATTGACCTGCAGGTAGGCGGCCTGGCCTCTGTATTCCTCGAAGGTGACCCCGGCGTAGGTGAAGCCCGAACGCACATCGTTGATCAGCACCGCGCCTTGCTGCCAGTTGGTGTAGGCGGTCTTGACCTCCTTGTGGGTGGTGAGCGCCCGGAAGAATTCGGGCGAGCACAGCACATGCACGCCGGTCATAAATTCACCCTGCAGGGCGTCTTCGATCTTGGTCAGTAGGTCGTAGCAATGGCCCTTGACCTCGCTGTTGGCATTGGCCAGGTCAAAGTTGACCGACTGCGGCGTAATCTGGAATTCGGTGAACAGGTTGCTGATCACGCTGCCATCGGCGTCCAGGATCTCACCCTTCAATGCTCCCATTCGCAGGTGCTCGAGCGTGATGGCATGCTTGTTGCGCATGGTTTCCAGGTGCCGTGCCAGCACGCCTGAGATGGCTTCCATCTCGGTTTCAGACCCAAAGGCACGGATGCCCTGGACCTCTTCGGGCAGCACCACGTCGTCGTGCGGGATGTGGGGAATGACAAAGGAGCGCAGCTTGCGCTTGCCACGCTCACCGACCGTGCCGGGCGAACCAGGCGGCTTGGTGGGCAGCAGGTTCAGGCGGCCGGCGTACTCCTCCACGATGATCTGGCGGGTGCGCACGGGTTTGGCAGGAAACAGGTTCAGGGCTTCCAGGCGGCCGTAGCGGTTGGGGATGAGGTTGATGGCAGCAGTCAAGCTGGCCATCGAGAAACCGGGGTTCAGAAACGGGTTGTTCATTCGGGGCTCCAAGAATGACGAAACCCGCGCAAGCCAAGCGGCCAGGCGGGTTCGGGGGGATGGAAAGACGGATCGTGTTTATGCGGATTCACGCACCAGCACACCGCGTTCGGCCAGCTGCTGCTCGTAAGACGTGCGCTGGGCACCGGTGAGCGCGATCGGCCAGACCAGCGCGGTCTTGGCCACGATGGCGTGACGGGCGATCAGGATGGCGTCGCTGCGGTCGGCATTGGTGGCATCGATCGCGTTGGCGAGTACCCCGATGGCGTCCTCAGTGCCGTCGGTGGCGGCGGGGTCGATGGCGTAGTGCTTGCCATCGCTGGCGTTGCGACCAAGTACCGTGCCCAAGGGCAGGTTCTGACCAGCGGCGATGGTGGCAACATCCCGCGAATAACGGTTGGGGGCTTCGTACTTCAACAGGTCGCCGAGGTTG